AGTCACAGTCGCCCAGAAACATCCAATCGGAATTGCCGGTCTTGCGCCAAACTATGTTGCATGTAGCGCGGGCAAAAAACTGTTTGCACTGGATATGCCGATATATGTGCCAGTGGCCGCCCGATGTTGATGTATAGTTTTCGCCATCATATCGCGCTTCCCGCAGGTCCTTCTCGCTGAGACCGCCCAGGCAGCTGCCCGGAAATAAATAAACCTGCCACTTCATGGCTATGCGCAACGTGCAGGCAGTATTTACGAGGATGGTGTAGTCGTCGATGGATGGATAGTGGTTGAATGTTATCGGCAAGGCACCGCAATTCGGAATATACGCTAATGGGTACCATCCCCTGAATGCTGCGTAATAATCTCGTCGGAATTCGTTTTGGTTCACCGTGTCGGGCGTACTAGATAGATGAGCCATTCCGTTGCTGGTGACATGACGATATTGATATAGCTTTCGTTTACCGCCGCCCAGTATCTGCCTTGGATGATGCCGGGGCATTCCGCCCGGCCGCCGCTGCTCTTCGGCAAGCACGGTCTTTGCTATCCGCCGGATCGACTGTTCGTCAAACGAGTGCATCAAGCATCCTCTCGGACCATGACGGTAAGCACCAGGCCGGCACCGACCGTGCCGGTGCTCGCCTGGATGTCGGCCATGATAATATCGCCATCGGCATAGGCGGCGGCCGCCGTGCTGCCCACCGTACCGGCCACCATAACGCGCGCCGTGCATGTGCTGGAAAGTACTACGTCGGCGGAAGTCATTGCCGTACCCGTGCTGCCGGAAATGCTCTTTAATACTGTGACCTCCACCTGGGCGGCACTGCTGGGCAACGTGTTCATCGCCGCCTCTACTGATAGCAGCGACCCGGCGCCGCGCGCAATGTGCAACAGCCGCCGGTGGGTTGTCGGTATTTCCGTCGTTCCGAAGACCACATTGAGCGGATACTGCTGCTCAATTTTGCTGGCCGAGATGCCCGCCGCCGCGATAACGGTATCGTCGTCAACCGTGCCGTCCGGCAGGGATACGGTATCGAGGAAGGCGACCGCGCCGACATAGTGCCGCTCTCCGAATATTCTGCTAATTGCTCCCATGTCCGCCCCCTGTTAAATCGTGATATTGAAAACGGAAAAGTCCATTTCCTTGTACATTTTGAATTCCATCCATTGCGATTCGTCGTCCTTGTCGAGCTTTCCGCCACCACCGTTTAGCCGAATCAGGGCCGTTGACTGTACGCCGTAATCATCCTCCGCCCACACGAGGTCGCCATCGACATTGATGAATCGCGGCCCGGCGTCCAGCACGAGCAGCGGGTCCCAGCCTTCGGGATTCCAGTGGAACTCCCGTGTCACTTCCCAGTAAATATCGTCGTTGGCGTATTTCTTCACACCCGCATACCGCTCCATTTTCACCTCGCCCTTGCCGGCACCCAGCCATGCGGCGTTGTTGATGGAGTTGATATATGCAAACGCCTGCACGGCGGAATAACTCACCTCGTTGCGGACATGCGTCAGGACAAAATGGGTTTCCTCAAACATTGGCGGCGGGTCGAATGGATCGCCGGCGGAATTGAGAAACGCTTTCCCCTCCAGGTCTTTGACCGCTGCCTTTTGGTACTTCGCGGAGCTACATGCAATCCGCGGCTGCTCGTCGGTTGGGTCGTCCTTGGCGTCCGGGCCATGCCGGCTGCTGTAGCGACACTCGACTTCCCAGACGTTGGCCTCGATCTCTTCGGCGTCCTTCTCGATTAGGATTGCATCGTCGCCACTCTCGTAAGACGCGCCCATCGCCGGCAGCAAGGCACTATCCCGCACAGTCTCCGCGTTAGCTCGGCTGCTGGTTCGCACGATCCATATCTCGCGGTATTTCCGCTCGCCGGTCTGATTGCGACTGCCGTTGGCCGACGCATATTTTCTCTTTGCACTTTCTATGCTCATGATTATGCCTGCGGTATGCTGTCAACTTGCGGGTGCAGGTTACGCTCTATCTCTTGCAGGCTACGCGCGGCCTTGCGGTCCTCGGCCAACTGCTGCTGGTTGATGCTGGCGATACGGTCGCCTGAGTCGGCTCGGCTTCCAACGATTACCGAATAGGCAGCGGCACTGCCCTTTGCCATCGCCGCCGGCAGGTCAAGTTGCGGTTGCTCCGGCTGCTGGTATGCCTCCATCATCTCGCCTTGTATGCGGCCTAGTTCGTTGCGCGCTGCCCGGACGTCCAGCAATCCCTGCTCAACCATCTTGGCGACTTCCGCCGCTTCCTTGCGTGCCTTTTCCAGCGGGCTCAACTGCTGCTCGTATATTGCCGCCGCCTTCTGCTTCAGCTTCTCTAATTGCTGAATGGCCGAATCATCTATCGCGGGTGTCTGCAATTGAGTCGATGCGTTCATTTCGCCTTGTAGACGGTCTAATTGCTTCTGCGCATCGGCCGCACTTAACACGCCCTGCTGCACCTGCTCGATGACTTCGGCCGCTTCCTTGCGCGCCTTCTGCAATGCCTCGGCGGGAATCTCCACATCTATCGTTGTAGAGGCCAGCGGGTCGCCGATCATCGCACGGGCGTCGCGCATCGACTTGGCAACTTCGCTCGGCCACTTGTCCAAAAAGTCATCGCCGATTGAACTGCAGGTGTCCCTGCCGCTGTCGACCATCCCGCCCGCCAAGCCTTGCATCGTGTCGGCCAAGTTGCCCATCTGCTTGCCGATCACCGGCAGCAGTGAGCCGAGCCGTGCAAACGCCTCGATAATGTAATATACAACGCCGACCATGGCCTTGAGTATTCCCCATATGCCCTTAACGATCATCTTCACGACATGCAGCGTGTCTGCCACCACGGCCAACTTCTTCCCGAACTCACTCATCTCGCCCGCCGCCCTGTTCACCTTCGACTGGTCGCCAAATGCTTTCGTCATGTTGTCCGCTATTTGCTCCATGTACTGCGCCACCTCGATTGCGACAACCGTGCCGAACCCAGAGAAGGCCGCTTTCATCCTCGTTATGGCGTCGTTTGCCTCCTCGACTTGCCGGGCGTCGAGTGCCGAGAATGTCTTACCCAATCGCTCCGCCTCGTCGCCGGTTGCTTTCAGGCCCTCCCTGCCAAGCACCAGGGTATTCACCAGCCCCATGCCTCGCTTAGAGAACAGCCCGGCTGCAATCGCGGCACGCTCCGTCGGGTTTGCGATGCCTTTCATCGCTTCGCCGATTGCGCGGAATTGCTCGTCGGGCGATAGCTTTATAAGTTCCTTGGCTTCCAGCCCCAGGGCTTCCAGAGCGTCGTTTGCCATGCCCGTACCGAACATAGCCACCTCGCCAAGCCGCTTAGCCAGAGTGGCCAGGCCCTTGTCGAGCATCTCCGACCCGGCCCCGGTCAACTCTGCCGCATGACGTAGCTTCTGCAAGTCCTCGGTGGCGACACCCAGTTGCTTTGACAGTTTCGCCGTACTGTCGATCATGTCCATCTGCTTGCGAATCATCATCGCCATGCCGCCGGCAGCAGCCACGCCAAGCAGTGCAGTACCCAGGCCTATTACGCGGCCCGTGACGCCGCGAACCGTAGCGCCGAACTTCTGCACTGTGGTCCCGGCGCCGTGCATCTTGCGCCCGAACTGTGAGGTCTGCGCTACGACGTTTACTCTGAGTGTTCCGGCATTAGCCATCGCGCTTCTTTCGGTTCATCTTTTGCTTGCGCCGCTCTTTCTGCTTCGCTCGCATTGCGGCCAATTGCCCCTTCATCGCACTGTCGCTCATGCCGCCGTTTGTGGCGTCTTCATCCGTGCCGAACTTCGGCATGAAATCCGCCGGCCGAGGCGTAACGCCCTTGTGCACCCACGGACTCACAGTCGCCGCTGCCAGGATACCCATTCGCAGATCGGCCCGGCGTTCGCCCCACGGATTGGACTGGTAAAACGCTTCCCATTCCTTGTATTCTTTCGCTGTCATCTCGCGTTTCATGCGACGGCGCGAGGCATATCCCAACGCCAAGGAAAGCTCTAACTCGAATTCAACTCTGCCTCCGAGGGTAGGTTTTTTGCCGGTTCCTCGTCGGGCGTTATACCGTTGAGTCTCGCGGCAACTGCCCATACCCGATTCAGGGCGGCCATCGACTTCGTGCCTAGTGCCGCGCCGTCCTCGTCCTTGAATATCCGCTTGCCGTCTGCGTCGCACACGGTAAGCGCGGCGAATCGGCCGCGAACATTCTTTGGGTTGTCGGCGGTCGTAAAGTCTTCGAGCTCCATTGCCGAAATTGCACGCACGTAGACCGTGCCGCCCCATTCCGGTACGTCTACCTTTTCTGCCGGCGGTAAATCGTCCGCCTGCAGAATGTCGCTGCGGGTGAGCGCCATTGTGTTACCTCTTAGGTGGAATTGGTTGACGGCCGGATGGTGACACTTGTCAGTAACTCGCCGTCCATTGATCCGGTGTGCTCGTGAGTCATGATCACGCCCCTGAACGAGTCGCTGTTGCCATCGTTCCAGGAAACTGTAACCGTGCCCGTGCTGCCGTTGACGATGCTCGCCGCGCCCACCAGTTCGTAGGTTAGCGTTTCGTTGTCCATCCCTGGTGTGTATTTGTGCGTCGAGTCGGTCGACCCCGACACGTCCACCTCTGCCGGACTGTTGCTGTAAGTGACCGAGCGCAGTGGGTTTGCTGTCACCCCGGCGGTCGATGCAAATGATACGGTCGTTCCGTTAAATCCAAGATTCGCCATAATTGGCCCCTTTTAAGAAAACCATATTTCGTAGTCTTGCGAGACGCGGTGGATCAACACATCTTGACCATCAATCACCGGCTCGGGTAAGTCGATTGCGCTCTGCATGTGTGTCATGGATATTGCCGGGCTTGTCGTGCCGGCCGTGCTAGAGTATCCATTCAGAAATGTTTGCGTTGCCTTCGATATTGCTTTCACGCCGCCGTAGGTCGCCGCCCAGCAATCAAGCTGTAAGCGGCAGGCTTGCGTTGTGGTGGTTCCTGTCGAGTCGTTTACCGGCGTGGTTGATATCCGCTGATATGTCAGATATGGAAGAGTCGCGCTGTCCGGTGCAAGTGCCGGATAAATGCGAGTCCCCACGTAGCCGGTAATGGCTGTGCTGTTGAGCAGCGCGGTTATAATTCGTCGCTCAGGCATACTTCGCTCCGTGCTTTTCTACGTACGCCCTGATGGCCGCCGACATAACGGCCATCGTTGTCGGCCCGGCTTTGTCCAGTGCCGGCCGAAGGAACGGCCGCGCCGGTACTTTGCTCGTGCCGCCTTCAACAAGGTGCGCGTAGTATTTCGCGCCGCCGAACTGGTCGTCATTGCGTGGTCCGATGGACACGCCCATTGCCCCGTCGCTCTTGCTCCACCACACCTTACGCACGCCGATTGACTTCTGTAAATTCCCGGTGCGTACCGGCGTTGCCGCCATGGCGTCTTTGATGATCGGCTTCGCTACCTTGCGTAGCGCGGACCGCATTGAACGACGCTGAAGTTGATCGTGCAGTGAATTGAACTTCAGTATCATTGCCTTGTCGCCGGTCACTGTGAAACTTGCCGCTGCCATTACAACTGCTCCCTGCAAGTCAGCACCGTGACACGTCTATGCGGATCGTAAATAACAGATTGCGGATATAGGTATCGGCTGCCGAACTTTATCCGGCTCTTGCTGTTCACGCCTGACAAGTATCTGATAGTTATTTCTACCGTCCCCTCTGGGTTTACCTGTCCGGCCTCGGTTGTCTCACCTGCGTCTGCCTGCTTGATCTCCGCGCGAACGGTTGCCAGCTTGGTCCACGTCGCCCTCGGCTCGTTGTACTCCGACGCCGTACTCGATACGGTTGAGGTTTCGATGGTCACCGTGTCTCGCAATCGCCCGGCTCTCATGAGTAGTGCCCATATTCGTTTGCGTGCAGTAAGCTATCCACGGCCATTTGCACCTCGCTGGAGATTGTGCCGACTACCACCGATTCGCGGTTCTCGTAAAAGTGCCCGGTCAGCAGGAGTATCGCTTCCTTGACTGAATCCGGTACGCTCGGCCGGTCTGCATACCCGGCAGTGAAGCGCACCTCGACGGCGTTAGGTTGCGAACGAGCCGAGGGCCAACTCTGCCCATATGCCGGCTCTACGCTGCCGGGGTTGTCATCGTCGGTTGTCACGATGATCCCCGTGCTGCTCGACGTGCTGGCAAAGGTTTGCTGCGTGCCGGTGGTGTCGTAGTATTTGATGTGCGTAATAGAACGCAGCGGCGGGAACGGCAATTCGAGCGCTCCCACAGGGAAACCATCCATGGTCAAGTCGTGGGTCGCTGACATGAACTGCCGCCACCCCGCCACCCGCCGCTGCGCGTAATCCGTGGCCGCGCGAATCTTGCGCAAGATGTCAACGTCATCGTCAGAGGTGGTAACTCTCAGGTGTGCTTTCGCTTCGGCCAGGGTCACCGGCTGCCCGGTGCTGGCGGTAACTAGCTTAGTCGTCCACTTGATTCCAGGGTCAATCATTTATCCATTGCCTGTAGTAAGCGTGGCTTTCGAGCGCTCCCTTTAGAAACGCCGCCTTTAGCGATTGCTCCTCTGCCGCCTGTTGTGCCTGCTGTACCCGCGCGGATAGTTCGAGCTTGCGTGCTTTCCACTTGGATCGCATCTCGCCGGCGTCCGTATCGAAGCCGTACAGGCAGGGCGACTTCAGCAGGTCGCACTCTGCCGGCACAATCGTTTCGATGCCCAGGCCGGTGGCCAGGCCGAGGAAGTATTCGCACGACGGCCGCTGGTGCGCGTACTCGCCATCCTGAGCCATGTCCACGCCGTAGACGGCCAGCTTGTGCGGGCCTTCCGCTTCGTTCATTTCCAGCAGGGCAAGGGCAATCATCCACGACACCGTGTTCGTGAAGTATCGTCCCACGTGCCCTACCACCTTGTCCCGCGGGAACTGCACGCCGGCCGGTATGTCCTTGTTCAGTTGCGCCAGGTAGATCGGTTGATCCTTGACGCTGCACATCCAATCCCAATAGCCGTCTCCGCGTGTGCGAAAGCTGTTGAGATTGTGCAACTCGACGTGCCGAGTAAATCGCGGCACCTCGTCTGCACTGACTAGGTTGCTTAGCGTCCATATTTCCCACGCCTCATCGTGAAAGGGCGCCAGGCCACGCGAAGAGGGGGCTTTCCCCACGATGGCAACTTGCATTTTCAATGCTCCAATTAAGTGGTTGCGAGTGTGACCGATCCGAGATTCTGCACGATTCCCCACTGAGTGGTGGAGATACCGACAAGCTCAATTGCCTCGTCGAGTGCGTCGAATGACATGCGGCGGTTTGACGCGGCATAGCCGACGTGCGTACCGGCAGCGTGCGTGTCTACTCGCGCGTCGTGCGTCGCGTCGATGCCCTTGCCTGCAATGATGGTCTTGCGGACACCGGCTACGGGGGCAGCCAGAATGAAGCCGCAAACCGATGTGGCCGTGCTGCCCGTGCATGAAAGGATCGTAATCCCGCTGCCGGATATGGCAACGAAGCTGGTGGAGCCAGCCGTTGAGCTAACGGCATTTTCAACCGTTTCGGCGGATGCCTCGACCCGGTTTAGCTGCGCGGCAGTTGCGGTAACGGCAGTGCCGGCAATCTTCAGCGAGCCGCCTGATTCGACGTCGATCTCGCCGCCGCTGGCAACGACGAATTTATCGCCGCCCTGCTCGCGATAAGTTAAAGGTTGATACGTCACTAGAATGTCTCCCGTTAGTTACCGCGACCGGGCGAACGGTGACACGCCCGCCCAGCCGCGTAGTCTATCGACACGGAAAAGACCGGGCCGTTTAGGTCGAGGAAATACCAATAACCGGCGTGGCCGCCAGGGTTGCCCCGGTGGTCGATACCGGCACGGTTCGTGCTTCCGACTGAATCGCAATCGTTCCGCCGTACTCGACAGCAGCACTGCGCGTTACATGCGTCTTGACGTACCGAGCATTGGGCCGGTATTGTTCGAGGCAAATTACCTTGTCGCTTTCGCCCGCCGACGAGCTAATGGTGTTCGCCGTGACGCTGCCCGTCGAACTGGTCGAACTTGACTCCCAAATGGTCAGCGTGCACACGTCGGTACTGCCTGCTGTCCCGAGGTGACCCAGGAAGGTCACGTCGTCGAATCCGTCCATATCGACATACGTTGAGGCCAGGTCTGTGCCTCCGCTCGCAAGCGGGGCCTGGACGCCGGTAATCTTGTTGTTACGAAGAAAGTTCATGCAGCGCCTCCTTTCTATGCGATGGTTACCCGCACGAATGCTTCCTCGAGGGTCGGCATCGCGTCGTTTTTCAAGCGGCCAATGTAGCCAACCTGATTCGTTTCAGCGTGCAATTCCCACAAGCTTTGGATTTCCATGTCCAGGGCGTCGGCGATTTCGTAGTATCGCATGTTGCCCAACAGTCCGACGTAGAGGCCGGTGGTAAACGTATTCGGCACGTACTCCGACTCGTAGACCTTCAGCCCCAGCAGCATATCGGGATCGCTCTCGGTGATGCCCGGCTTCCAGAGATACTGCCCGTCGCCGTCCTTCATTTTCGAGATTGCCTTGACCGTATCGCGGTGGAAAAGCCACACGGCAAGCCTGCGATGCTGCGGCTTCAGGGTGTACTTGCACTCGCGCAAGTTGTCGGCCTTTAGCAGCGTGATCGTGTTGCCGGTAGATACGTCGCGGCTGGTGGAGATTCCATCGGCGGAAGCGGTGAACAATCCGAGCGGTTCGTTCACGCCCGTGCCTGCCATGAATTTCTCTTCCATCGTCTCGGCCGCGTCGTAGGCCAGTTCTCCGCGAACCAACGCCTCGATGGGCTCGACACTATTGCGCACCAGGTCGCGGGACAAGAGAATGCGCCCGGTCATGTGGTGCGGATGGAGGATTTTCTTGCCGAAGGCGAGCGAACTGTCTGCCGTCGAAACCTTCAGCTCCGCCGAGTAGGCAAAGGTACTTGCCCGCGCGGTAACCTTGCGGATACCGAGCGAGGCGGCCTTGTTGACGGTATGCTTTTTGGCAAGCTGCCGAATCAGCATTGCGTTGTCGACATCCCGCAGCAACTCGGTGGCGAACTCTTCCGGAACGACTAGATAGCCGGCCTGGGAGTCGTTGTCCGATTGCAGGGCACGGTACTCTTCGCCGATGTTCTCCGGCTTGCGATTGCCGGCAAGCACTTCTGCAAACTGCTTGCGGTACTCTTCGCTGGCAAGGGAAGGCGGTTTGGCCTTTTCCTCTTCTTTGTTGGCCCGCCGTTCGGCGTCGGTCTTCTGCGCGGGAACTCTCCGCTCGTCCACCGTGCGCATTTCGAGTTCGGCCGCTTCCAACTTCTTGGCTCGGTCGATGTCTTTGCCGAGATCGGCTGCCTTGTTGAAAAGCTCGTCGTATTTGCCGTTTTCCTCGGCGTTGGCAGAACGCTTTTCTTCCTCCGCCTTGTCGAGGATCGCGCGGGCAGCCTTGATAAGCCCTGCCCGCTCGGCCTGCATTTTCAGAATGTCTGGCATTTGCTGCCTCCTTATTCACAGTCAGGTGAATCGTCGGCCGCGCATAAAAAAACGGCCGACGACGTAGGTGTTACGTCGTGACAACCGTCTGGATACCATCGTTCCGGTCGTCAATAACCGATATGCCTGTTGGGAGCACCGCCCGCCGCTAGGCAATCGTTACTGTCTACTGATAATCTAACACTCTAGCTCTGCCAGGTCAAGCCTTTTACGCAGGATGTCCGGGTCGCGTTCCGGCTCCAGGGAATCCTTGTACTGTGCCAGGGACCGCAGAGCTACCGTCCCGGCCGTTTGCGGATATGCTGGGAATTGGGTCAGAGTAACCGCCGTAAGGTCGGCAGCGGTGACCGTGCGGACTATGTTCGGGTCGGAACCCTCATAGCTTTCGCCCTTGACGATCATGCCAATCGACATTCCGTCAAGCAAACCGGCCCGCACCTCTTCGGCCGTGTCTCGGCCCACCGTGGTATTGGGCAGGTCGATGGCCACCCGCAATCCCTTCGGCCCATCGGTCAGCGTCAAAGTGCCGCTCTTGCGCCGGGCAAGTTTGATGTTCCGGTCGTGCTCGACATCAGCCCGTACGTCGGTGCTGCCTTCCAGCGTCTTGCGGAATGCACCCGGCGCGATGATTTCGCGGAAGCCCCACAATTCGCTGGACTTTTTCCCATACGGTACGGCCAGCCCGGTTATCGTGGTCTTGCCCGCTTCGCCCGAGTCAATCCGTAGTTCCTCTGTGCGGTAATATCGCCGTTCTTCGTTATCCATTTCCAGTTCCTTGCAATTGTTGTTGTAGCTCTCTGTATCGCGTGGCCTCCCACATATCGCAACAGCGGCCCACGCTCGCCGCCAAGTCATCGGTGCGTACTTCCGATGCCTCCAGTAGGTCAGTCTTGAATTGTGTGGCATACCAGTCGGCTATCGTCTCAGCCCGATCGCCCTGCCCGATCGCGTCGAGTGCCGCTTGAGTTGCGTTGCGGAATCGCTCGGCAACGATACGCGCACGCTGGTCAATCCAGCCAACGAAGTTCTCAGAATGCTCCGCCGCGTGCCGTGCGTCTTTGCTCTCCTTGTACACCAGGCGCGAGCAAGCCGCTCGGAATACCTCGTCGTGGTCCGCCGGCCTGGCCTTGGCTTCCGGCTCCGGCTCCGGCTTCGCTTCCGGCTTTGGTATGGTGTCCGCTTCCGGCTCCGGCTTCGCTTCCGGCTCTGCGCCTATCTTGTCGGCCGTCGTCATATTCAACGGTACATAATACTTGTCGCCCTCCGGCCCGATCTTGTTCATGTCTTCGAGTTGCCGTACTTCGTTTATCGAGCGGATACCGGACTGCAATGCGACCTGGTGGCCTTTCATCCGCGCCTCATAGGTCGCACGCAGCAGCCCTTCGATTCGATGCCGCGTATAGAATCGGGCCGGCTGCTGTAGCAGCTTGCGGTCTAGCTCGGCCTCGATACGATTGCACCACGGCAGCACAGATTCGGAAGCAAACGCCCGCTCCTGTTCTTCGATATTACTGAAGGTTGCCCGGTCAAGGTTCTGCACCTTGTGCGGCGCCACGCGAAACCAGCGGCATATCTCAACCGTGTGGAATTGCCGCGACTCAATGAACTGAGCATCGGCAAGCGGCATTCCCAGCGTGGACACCTCCATGCCCTCTTCCAGCACGGCTGTCTTGCCGGCGTTCCTCGTGCCCTTGTGTACCGCCTCCCAGTTGCGGCGTAACTTTGCAGGGTCCTTGAGCTTGCCGGGGTGGCGCAACACGGTAGCCGGGACCGCGCCATTCTGCCAGAACGAGCCGGCGAATTGCTGAGCGGCCAGCGCCTCGCCTAATTGCTCGCGGGCACATGCGATTACAGACTTGCCCTCGATGCCGTTATCGGTCAGCGGCCCGGCAAAGTGCAAAATGGACCGCGCGGGGAGTAGTCGCTCGTGATTGTCATCCCTGATGGTGTAACGTACCCCGCCGCGCGGCCCGTTGCTTTTCGGCGTAATTTTGGTCGGGTGTATCGGCCACAACACGACCGGCGTCCCATCTCCGGCCCAGAGTATTTCAGTGTATGCGTTGCCCCACAGTAGCAAGTGCAGCACGATAGTTTCACGCCAGCCCAGGGCAGTCATATCTGGGTTGGGCTGCCGCAGTGCCAGCGCCGCCGGGTGATCGGGTTGCTCTATCCGGTCACCGTCCGGTTGCCGCAGATACACGCTAAGCGGCAGCCCGGCTACCGTCTCGGATATCAACCGCGCGCAGGCCCACACGGCAGACAGGGCCAGAGCCGTGGACTCATTCACATTCTGGCCGGCCGCCGTCTCGGTGCCGAGGCCCCACAGCCCGCCCCAGAGCGGCGACGTAGGCGAGTAGCCCTCAATTGTGCGCGGGAGTGTGTGTCGTTGTTCCACGCCGAAGATTCTGTCGAGTATCATTGTTTTCCCTCGCGCATTGTGATCTGAACTAGATCGACAAGCAGCAGCGTGCCTACTGCAATCAGAGCCAGCGCGGGGGCAACCAGCCAACAGCCGACGGCTATCAACAGGATAGCCACGGCCGCCGTTATTCGTCGCGTCCAGAGTATAGCCATTTTTGGTAATGTTCGTTGAAAGCCCAGTCGAATTTTGCTTCGACCATTGCCGCCGCTTGTGGCGTGTAGTATTCGCGTGTCTTGCGTCTGCTCGGGCTGGCGTTGAGTGTCGGCATCGGCGGCGGCGTGCCGTCGATGTACGGCTTCAGCGCAGCGGTGAAGTCCGCCGCCAAACGCTCGTGATAGCAGATCGTTACGTTGTCTGGTATCGTGCCATCAACCTCCAGCCAGTAGCGATAGTAGCCTCCGAAAAGCTCATATCTGTTTGCGGCACGTGAACTCTTTAGTATCGCTTCTGCCTTGGCTGCCTGTTGCTCGGCTGGCGTATCGCCGGCCTTGAATCCAATGTGCTGGTCATACCAGACGTTGAAGTCACAACGCGGATCAGAAAGGAATCTTTCTAGCGTCGGGTAAGTTGCCGCGATGTAATCGTGTACGTGCCGCTCGCCGCGTGCGTAGCGGTCCCGCCAGAAACTCCACTGACTCAACTGCTGCTCGTAGGGGTCACGCAGTACGGCGATGATAAGCGTGAACGTGTCGAGGTCGCGGCCCGTGAATCGGTGGATGTCGGCAAGGCGGATATGCCCGATGGGCAGTTTGCTCTCCGGGTCATCCGGCATTAGCACGCCGTGCAAGTTATCGCGCATGTATTGCTTGCATGACCAGCCGCCGGTCTTGGGAATGTGGATAAACAGGACGTCGTCGTTGTAGCAGCCCATTACGTTCCTTTTGGTGCAGGGGTTTGCAGGTCCGACCATTGCAGGGTGCAGTCAGTCGGTATCGAGACACGGGCAACGCAGCCGCATACGCTGCCAAGGTCGGCGTAGGGTATGCCGTCACCCGGCGACTTGAGCGCGAACATGTCCGGCACGATGATCGTGCCCGGTCGAATCAGTCGCGTGGTAGTCAAACTGCGGCCCAGCTTCGCCCGAGTGCGTGCGAGGTCCAGGGACACGGCGTCGCGGTGCTGAGCATCTTCGACCAGCCGGATATTTTTTACCAGTCGCCGCAAGCCGTCCGGCTCCAGTGCCGCCGCGTGATCGGTGCCCGGCATGGCTCGGCTAAGCGTGATATGCTTTTCTATCATCACGGCCCCGAGTGCCGCCGCCGCTTGGGCGTAGACAATGCCGGGAGTATGGTCTGAGAAACCTATCGGCACGTCAAAACACTCCGATAGCCGCCGCATCTCCCGCAGGCTCACATGCTCATCGAGCGTCGGATATTCACTCACGCAGTACAGCAGGATGGTCTTATCGTGGCACTTGTGGATTATCTCCAATGCTCTTTCGATCTGCCCGCCCGTCGCCATGCCGGTTGATAGCACAATCGGCTTGCCCAGCCGAGCGACATAGGACAGCAGTGGTAGGTTGTCCAGGTCGCGGCTTGCTATCTTGTAGAGCGGCGGATTGATCACCGCCTCGATATCGTCTACGCTCTGGCAGTCGCATACCGTAGCGAATAATATTTCCGGCCAGAGGTTGTATTCCAATCGCCGCCTGAGGTGCGCGTATTCCTTTGGCGATAGCTCCAGCGCTTCGCGGTGTTTGCCGTAGGTCGGGCCGAACGATTGCGGCCCGGTGTAAGGCGAGTTACGCATGGCCTGGGTCATGTCGCTGGAGATATCCCGCTTGCATAACTTGATCGCGTCCACGCCGGCCTCGTGGGCGGCCTTCGCCAGCCGCAGGGCGGTATAGACATCGCCCTGGTGGTTCTGGCCGATCTCGGCAGTGATAAAGCAGGGGTGTCCGGGTCCGATCATCCGTCCGCCGGGCAGCTTAATCTCGCTCATGACATTGCCTCCGCTACTCGGTCCAAATCCTCCTGGATGTCTATCGCCATGCTTGGCGTGTCTTCGCCGTACCATAACGGCAGAGGACACCAAAGACATTGATACCGATGGGGTGATTGGTACATTGCCTGAGTAACGTGTTCTCGTTGTGGTGCGTCGGCCGGCAGCTCGCCGTGCAATCGCAATATGGACGCGGCCGATACAACCTCGGCGAAGTACCCGGTCGGGTGTGTGATTGCCGGCGTGCCGTCGAAGTATCTGAATCCGACGTAATCAATCTTGCCGCGGGCGGCGTCTGCCCGTTCAATCAGCAGGTCTATCGCCGATGGATCAATCAGCGGATTGTCGCCGCATATCCGCACCATCCAAGTCGGCTGATAGAGCGTTGCGGCGTATGCGTAACGGCAGAGCACATCCGATTCGCGCCAGTGCGAATCGCATAAGCACGGCACGTCCCATTCTTCGCAGTGTCCGACAATGCTTTCCTCGCCACCGTTGCCGCAGGTGGCGACGACAACCTGGTCCACCCGTGCAGCCTGCCAGGCACGATCCACCACATGATGGAGGATCGCCTTGCCGCGCAACTCCATCAATGCCTTGCCGGGTAGGCGTGTCGAGTTAAGCCGTGCTTGGATAACTGCTAAATTCATATCATCAGCATTTCGTAATCGTCGGCGTCGTAAATACTCGATAGCTCTTCGCCGGTAGTGGCCCGGCCAACTGCCATGATCTTTGCCACCACGCCGTCTATCTTCTCGGTTGACTTGTTGCGAGCGGGCTTTTCATTGCCGGCTGCGTCGGTCTGGACTACCACGTTGGAAATCATCCAGCGGGTTATCGGGTTGCCGTCGTGATGCAACTTGCCGGATAGAATCAGCCGCTTGGTTTCCTTGGTCGGGATGGCCATGCCAATGAAGCCTTGGCCGTGCGCAAACACATTAAGCCCGTCTTGCTCACCCAATTGAGTACACAGCCCGACGCCCTGGAACAATCGGTCGATGCCGATCTCCTGCACGTCTAGCTTGTGCTTCTCGATCAGGTCGTTAATGTCGCGTCGCACAACGTCGTAGTCAGTAACGTTGCCGCCGGTGTAGCGGAGCCAGCCGCCCGCCTCCCATACGCTGTACGGCACACGATGCTCGCGCTCGCGCTTCTCGGCAGCGACGCGCGGAACCCAGTAGTAGGTGAAACCGGCAAGGTCACCGTCCTCAGTCTGGAACTCAATATCAAACGCCGTGAAGTCCGACTCGCTGGCGAGGTCTAACCCACACCAGCACTGCCGCCCGGCGAACTCTTCGATCTTGATAGGCTGCTGGCAATCGTCCCACGACTGAGTTGTTACCCAGCGGCTATGTGCTTCGGTGCGAATGTTTAAGTGGAGCCGCTTGAATGTGTTCTCATATACGGGGTCTTCTTGCGCCCGCTGACATTCCCGCTCGATGTAATCCAGCGGCACTGAGACGCCAAGGTTTGGGTTGGCCTTTGCCCAGGTCTCGGGGACCGTCCAATCGTCATCTTTCGTCGCCTCGTATATCACCGGTAAAAAGGATGGATCGTAGCCCGGCTTGTTCTGGTCGCCGCCGTTGTCCCGCACCTTGCAAGCGTAGTCATATTTCTCATTGCAGATTGACCCCTCGCGCTCGTAGTCGCTCGTTGTCAAATGTACGGCCAGCGGTTGCCGCCGCTTGCCCATGCCGGTCATCAACACCTCGGTAAGGTCCGGCGTGCGCTGCGCGTGTAGCTCGTCATTCACCAGTAGGTGAACATTGAAACCGTGCTTGCTCCCAGCCTCGGCGCTCAGTGCCTTGTAGCTGGAGTCCCCTACCGTCACGCTGTACTTGTACAATTGTGCGCGCGATTCCATCTCCGGCTCGTTGCGGATCATTCCCGTCACCACATCGAAGCATAGCCGGGCCTGGTCGCGTTCGGCTGCCGCCGAGTAGAGTTCCGCACCGGGCTCGCCGTCCAGGTACAGCACCGCACAGACAATGCTCCCGGCCATGGTGGTCTTTGCATTTCCTCGCGGGATGAACACAAACGCCTCGCGGTATCGCCGTGTGCCGTCCGGGCGAATCCAGCCGAAGAGGTTTGCGTAGATTGCCTTCTGCCAATCCTCCAGCAACAACGGCGTTCCGAACTTATCGCCTTTGACGTGCGTGCAACAAGTCTCGACGAAATCAATCACATGCCTTGCACGCTCTTCGTCGAACGTGCAATCGCCGGCTTGCTCGAACGGATCGTAGCCGGGCAAGAGCCGGATGATCCGTTGCGTGTCGAGATTTATTGTTACTGTGCTCATTGCTCTAGTTGGATGGCTTCAGCATATCCAGCCGCTGCAGAAGATGCAGCCCCTGCATGAGCTTGAATCTTTGGCTGTGTCACGTTGCAGACTGGCCGGTCCGCTACGTGGTGCCCGGTTAAATTGTATCGCTAAGTGTTATCCCGCTATCCGTGGTTTGAAAAATTTAGCCTTCGGGCTGGCGTCCTTGGCCGGTGCCGGTACACTGATGCGAGTCCTTGCCGATGGGGTCATTCCGAATTCTGATTCGAGCTTGCCCAGTACTGCGGCCAGCCGGTTGGCAATGGCAATTTCCGGCCTCTGCTGAATACACCGCACGTTGCCGGCCTCGTCCAGTAGTGGGTATGTGCTGCCCTTCGACTCGATTACCTGCTCGGCTTGAACCCATCGTGCCCACAGCACGCAATACCGGGCAAGCGCGTTCCCGTCGATTCGTGCAAGTGTTCCTTGGGTCTCCAGCAGCGGAACGAGTTGCCGCCATGCTGCCTTTGCCGTCTTGTTCAACCACCGCGGGCAGGTCGGCCTGGTCGTCTCCGGCTGCGGTTCACTGTGCGCCGCGTTTCGGCAACGACTGCCCCGCCGTTTCAAGATTGCCGTTGGTGTTGGTGACGGACCTCGCTGCCCCATTATGTTGCCTCCCCCTATGTCAAAACCGAGCCACAAAAAATTGAAGC